CGAGTTGGAGGAAGGTACCATGTGGTTAGGCGGGATGCGCTTGCGCGTGTCTGGGGAAACGATTGGGCGGCTAATATCAACCGAGCCGGTCAGTCATCTCGTTATTACGAGGACTGGCGAGCCGAGTCGATCCCTTTGCAGGGGGAAGGCCAGAGCCGACACGCACAGAGCCTTGGGGCTTCAAACGTGTCGGCAAAATCCCTCCCTTCCGTCGAAGCACTGGTGCGGTCGCAAAACTGGAAAGGTTTGCAAACATTCGCGCAGTCACAAATAATGGCTGCGCGGGCATTGCAGCATCCTACAACCAGTTAGACACGTACACGGATGCTAAAGTGGACTCCGACGCGGAATTTAGATCTTTCTGCGTCCATACCAATTATTTTAGGAGTTCACGATCGTCTAACCTGGAACTGACCTGGCATGAACAACAATTTGCACTGTGTGTCGCTGAGGAAGCTTATATGGAAGCGAAGTATGATTTACCATCAGATTTTATGTCCAAGGAACATTTCATGCGTGTGGTTCGTGGTCTAGATTTTACGTCATCCCCTGGTTACCCTTATTGCAATGAAGCTGCAACTATAGGTGATTTCCTAGGTTGGGACGGGCTGGACTTCGACTACTATTCCTTGGAGCGCTTGTGGTATGACTCACAACGTTACATCAAAGGCGACGCCGACGTTTTGTATAGGGTATTCGTTAAGGATGAACCGCATAAGGTTTCGAAAGCTCAGGAGGATAGGTGGAGGCTTATCATCTGCCCCCCCCTCTTTGAGCAAGTCGTGTGGAGCATGGTGTTCGGACCCGGTAATGATCGTGAGATCATAACTGTGGGCCGAACTCCGAGCTTGCAGGGCATGAAACTTTCCTCGGGTCACTGGAAACGGTACGTTGAACTTTTCGTGGCGGACGGCTTAACTGTGGGACAGGACAAGAGCGCGTGGGATTGGACCGCACATATAGAGCTGATACGGCTTGAGCTGGAGCTGCGTGACAGACTGATAACATCAGGTGCAGAGCAAAAACGGAGATGGCGCGAATTGGCGCAGAAGTGTTATCAGGGAGCCTTTGAACATCCAAGGCTGGTGCTTAGTGATGGTCAAGTGTTCGAGCAAGTTGAGCCTGGCATAATGAAGAGTGGTTGCGTTAATACGATCTCCGCAAACAGCCACTGCCAAGTCCTTCTGCATATTCTAGCCGCGCATCGGTCAGGTATTAACCCCTACCCATTGCCGGTGGCTGTTGGGGATGACACTCTGGTTAATCCAGAGACAGCCCCCTCCGCCGCCGCGCTGTCCGAGTTTGGAGCTATTGTTAAGCCCTTGGGCAACGAGCTTACATTCGTAGGACATATTTTCCCTTTGACAGCTAGGGGCTCCGGGCCTGTCCCGGAGTATAGGGTTAAGCACCTTTACCGATATGCGCAAATGGCTGATGAGGATCTGATGGACTTTTTGGAAAGTATGCGCAGGCTGTACGTCCATGAAGATCAATGGTTTGCTTTTTGGAGCACACTCCTGCGACTCGGAGGAGTCCAGTCGTGTTTCTCCTGGGATTACCTTAGGTTCTGGTATGATTACGAGGATCTGGGCAATTACCCAAAGCATTGGACGTCGTTTGTAGGCCATTACTGAGAGTGAGGAGCTAGCGTTGGC